AAAAGAACAAGAGAAACGAGAAAAGGAAGCGCATAAAGCTGCAGAAAAACAGGCAAAAGAATTGGCTAAAGCGGAAAAGGCACAAGCTGCTGCTACAAAGAAAATGCAGGCTGAACAAAAGAAGCTAAATAAAACAATGAAGAAACAATGAGAATGAAAACGCCGAAGCTCGGAACGAGCGTAGTATTTGATGTATTATAGCAATAATTCATCAATATCTTCTTCGCCAAGAAGATAATAAGTCTGGTCATAGTTGAGTTCGTATATGATTCTTTTTACACAAACCTTTTCTTCCTGGTCTACGATAGATTCTTCTTTGCATGAATTATCGTTTGTGTCGTTGCCATACCAAATGCGTAGGTATATGTCAAACCATCGTTTTCTTTTGTAAATACTTTTTACAAATAATTCCACTTTTCCATCAATAATTGGTTTCACAGACAAAATATGCGACATTTGATAATATTGGCGTGAGTCGTGCGCGTAGGTGTTCGGGTAGTATCGAAGGATATTATAATAGTATAATTTGATTACTTATTGTTTATTTTTTCGATAAAAAATCAATTTTCTCTTGTATTCGTTTCATTTGTTCTTGTATATCATGTATTCCGGTATTTATCTTCTGTTGAGTAGGATATACAACAAATAATTGGAACATAAGAGAACCAGAAGATACTGCTAAACAAATACCCGGAATAATTCGTCTATTCATATATGTATTTTTTTCATATAAAAAAAACATATAAATATTTATATAATGTCTGATCCATTACATTATGATAATACATCGCCAAACGATAATATGAACAATATAGATAAACTCACCCTGGAATTATTGATAAACAAATCGCAATACAAAAAATATATCAAAAAAAATGACCCTGCTAAATATTCGGAGAATCAAATCTATTTAGCAAAAGTGGAAAGGTATCGTTATAAAATAGAGAACTTGTTTTCCTCTTTATTAGAAAACCCGGACAAACAAATAACAACAGATATTGATAGAGATTTCGCCCATTTTATAAAAACATGTATTCAATATTTTGAATTGAAAGAAATGGAAAACGCAGCAGAAGACTATAATGGTGATCCGATAGATGATGCAAATATGTTTGTTCATATAGATGAGACTCCCGTATATGGGACGACAGTCAGGGGGACTAATACAGAAAATAATTCAAATATTTTTTATACCAAGGAGGAGTTCTCTGCTAAACATGAAGTTACTGAATCGGCCTATTGGGGAAAACAACCTAAATCCAGTGGAGTCTATATGCCTAAATATACAATGGATAGTTATGTGAAAAAGAAAAAGTTATAGGTCTTTTTAGCGTGTTTCCGGAGAACTTCCATTATCCTACTTAAAAATATAGCTTCCGATAATATCTGCATATTTTATAAGAGAATACAATAAAAATAATGAAAACACCTCGCAGAAAAAAGTCTCATATAAAACTGCGAAAAACGCAAAAAAAAGGTGGTACAAAAAAAATAAACTGTAGTCCGATAGTATCAAATAAAACAGTCAATTCATCTACGTGTTATACACCCGATATTCTTATAAAAATAAAGGATGCATATAACAAAAGCCATAGTAAATCGGAATATATCCCTTGGTCAAATCCACAAGAAATATGGAGAACATTAAACAAAAGACTAGTAAATTGTGAAAAAGAAGATTGTTGGCTTTCTACAATAAAAGATAAAACACTCGAAGCCCAACTCAAAGATATTATTTTTGCACCAACTCATCCACCGGAATGGTTAAACAACCCGAATGAATGGCTAACAGATTTAGATATATCAAATGTCATGAAACAATATGAAAAAACATATCGCAATTTCAAGTTTATCGGTCCATCCCCCATAGATTTTGATACAAAAGTAGAAAGACGAGAACTTCCTTGGGCTAGACCAGGTAACGAAAATGATAGAATATGCGTTTGGGAAGAATTGTGTCATTTGAACTTGCATAAATTGCTAAAACGAGGTATAACACAAATCGGTATGGTATTCAATTTAGATAGGTATGATGAACCAGGTTCTCATTGGGTATCGCTTTATGTTAGTTTAGCAAAACAAAAGAAATCACGGAGAAGAGATGGAGGAAACGCTGATGGAGTAAATACTTCTATGGCGATCCAATGGCCAGGGACAACAAATACGGATGAAAACACAGGTGGTTCCCAGCGTAGTAAACGGCTAACCGAGGGACCGTTTGTGTTTTATTTTGACAGCACCGGGCGCGAAGCGCCCACTGAAATAAAAACGCTAATACAACGTATTCAGAATCAAGGAAAACAAATGATACCCAGAATAAACATCAAATCATATAACAATAATGGACAAGACCATCAAAAGTCAAATACGGAATGTGGGATGTATTCGTTGTTTTTCTTAATAACGATGCTAACCGGTAAAATGGAAGACAAAGATTTACCGACGGGAGAACTTGAATTGGGTTTTAATGACAAAATAGTGTTATTTAGAGATGCAATTATACCGGATAAATATGTTGAAATATATAGACATAAATATTTCAATCGGCCGGAATAGTGTCATGTAATTATATATAGGTCTACCACTAATGCTAAAAGCATTGGAAATTGCCACGCAGAAAAAATATCTTTATAATGATTATCTTTGTATAATAATACAACTATAAATATGTAAAAACTGAGTAATAACAAAATCAAAAAAGTAGATTTAAAGATGATTTTGATGATATTTGGGTCCAACATCTTATATTATTCTGTGATAATATAATTTTTCGGATAATATTCGAATACCTACAATCGTTCCTTTCTCAGGAGTTCTCATAATACGTAAATATTTTATGTATTGTATATATAAGATATATGCAACAGAACAAATCCAGAAAGTATAAATATACAAGAAGATACCGAAAAAAAGCGAAAAAAAATGCACGCAGCAAAAAAAATAAACACTCTAATGCGAGAGGATTGTCTGGATATAAATTATCGCAGGATAATAGGAATAATCGTCGCCATATCTATCGGTTTATCGGGGGGTTAGATAAAAGAGATACGGATATAATTGATAGTTTCAAAAAAATTATAGAAGACTTTATTGCAACACAAGAGGCTGAAATCACGGCAGGACACCCTCCATTACCAAAATATGATAGATATAAAACGAAAATGGATGAATATCAAACGGCAATAAAAGACAAACCACATGCAGATTTATCAATGGAAGATCTGGCTACTATACAAGAGCTCGTTCTTATAATCATAGACGATACATATGGCATGGGTTATATGGATATTATCGCAAAAAATGTTCAGGATATAATGCAAAAAATCATAATGACTTTTATAAATGAAAATGAATTATCTGACACCACCGAGTTTACATTCAAAAAACGGGTTACTAATAATATGCCATATTTAGATGTTATTCACAAACGAACTGGATATGAAACAACATATGACGTAAATGAAATGCTCCATTTACTCAAACTGGAAATGGACGAACCGGCATATAAAGATGCATTAAAAAACTCTATACTGAAAAAACTCAAGCTAGAATCAAAGTTTAATGTACAACCTAAATCATAATTATGTCCTGAGAATTATACCGCGATAATTTCTTATCGTAGATGTAAAGAATATAAACGTATGACTCAAATATATTTATGGCAAATCAATATATAACAGTAGAAAATCAAACATTATTATGGAAAACCATACAACGTTCTCCGCAATTTTTACATAATACTGTTCATATGAATCGCGAGCAATGGTTCAGTAATGTTATAAAATATTTTTACGAACAAATAAAAACGCCTAAATTGTCTATTGCAGAATTGAAGGAATGGAATCAGAAAACTATTGCATATATGATTACAGATTTAAAACGTATGGAGACAATGTATGCATCATCTCCGAATAATTCTATAACACCTACGGTCGCTCCGAGTTCGGGCGTTCTCGCAAATAACGGCCCGCTATATGAAACTCCGCAATCTAGAATGAGTATGTATACTAACCAGTTCAATGCTAGACAACAAGAATATACAAATATGGTAAAACCTCCCGCACCTCCAATAGCCAATTTCAGTGAAAAAGTAGAAGAGGAAGTTATTACCAATATGGATGAATTGCTACAGCAACAATTGAAACAACGTGAATATGACGTTGCACAAGTAAGACCACCTCCGCCAGTTATGGCACAGGATAATACAATTGCGAGAACGCCGGAGCTCGGAACGAGCGTAGGTGTTCGAGGATTATCCGGAAATAATTTATTATCACAGGATAATACTCGGCAAGATGATGTATTACATGCTATACAAGAATTAACAAAACAATTAGCCGATCTGAGAGAAGAAGTCCGGATAATAAAAGAAAGAGTTCCAGTCTCTCCGAGTTCAGACGTTCTCGCAATATCTCAGGATATAGAAGAACACGGTGTAGGTGTATAAAATATGTAATTTTTCAAATATATATAAAAATACAGACCTATATATATTTAGTTTCTAGATATTCTTTCACAATGTCATTGTTCTCCAAATTATTCCATTTCGTTATGTTGGTTACTTCTCGTCACCAAATAGATGAATCGCATGGGGTTTCGCATAGTATGGATGTATTGCATTTTGCACACAATATTTATAATAGTGAAGTCTATAAAATACCAGAGTTGAAATCACAAGAACGGCTAATTTATGTATCTGCAATTATACACGATATGTGCGATAAAAAATATATGAACGAAAAAGAGGGTGTAGCCAAAATAGAGGATTATTTGGGCGACAAACTGACGCCGTTGGAAATAGATACTACGAAACAGATTGTTTCAACGATGTCCTATTCTACTATTAAAAAAAATGGGTTTCCCGATTTAGGAATATATATGCCAGCATATCATATTGTAAGAGAAGCAGATTTATTGTCGGCATATGATTTTGACCGTAGTATGATATATCACATGTATAATACTGGTTCAAATACGGAAGAGGCGTTTTCTAATGCAAAAGAATTGTTTAGAAAACGCGTATTCACTCATGAAAAAGATGGTCTTTTTACAACGGATTATGCAAAAGCTCATTATCCATATTTAGAAACAAAAGCATTACTAAGAATGAATGCATGGGAACGTATGCTTTCCAAAAAATATAGATGAACATCACCATATCGCAACAAATGAAGCGTATATGTGATGGAGTATTTTCGGTGGATAATATATAATGTCAGACCAACCTAAAAACTTTATGATTATCGGACACGGTAATTTAAATATTGATTCCACCGGTAATATAACAACGTTTAACGGCAGTAATATAAACGTATTAACATTTGCAGGACCTACGTCTAGTTGCATATATTCACCTTTTTTATTAGAAAAATTGCGCAATGCACTTGTGCAAGAAAATACTGAAATGAACACATTTGACGGATTTAGTAAAACGATTTTAAAAGTAGAGAAAAAAACTATAGGTAAAAATTATTGCAGCGATGAATGGGTTAAGTTTGTTGAAGATGTTGAAAAATATGAAACAAAAAATAGTTGCACACAACAACAAAATACTATACAAGATAAAACATTTGTTTTTTTAGATAGAGACCCCGTGCTTTTGAATGTTATGGGTATATGGGATTTAAAAACGGGAACGAATATATTATCACCGGAAGTATTATCTCCCGCTATTTTTGAAAGATTATATAGAATCGGAATGAAGTTCTCATTTAAAAACATTGCGACACTTATACGAAAACTATATGGTCCAGATGGAGACATAAATATATTGGATTGCAGTTGTAGTGTTTTATTTCAGGAACACAATAAATTAATAAATGACCCACGGTCTGTTCGTAGATTTAGTCGTCAAATGTCAACAGTATTCAAATCTATGTCAAAACCAAAAACAATCCGCAATAAAAGTGCTTTATCTTCTATGAGTGTAAAGTCTACGTCGGCTGCTAAAGGAACCAGAAAGCAGTCAGTTTTAAGTGCAATAAAAAGTGCATCGACCAAATCAGCAAAAAGTGCATCGACCAAATCAGCAAAAAGTGCATCATCCAAATCAGCAAAAAGTGCAAATGTTTGATAATGCATGATT